GAAGTTTTGAAATCTGTCTATCCAGTTTTTGTAATTTTTTAAAAATGGTCGAAGAGGCACGACTCGAACGTGCGCCACTCATGCGTCCATGGTTGTTCTTTCCGCCTAAACTACCCTTCGATGATTTCATTTCAGTTTCAAACTACAAATTTGTTCTAAAGCTGCATTGTAAAGCATATTTTTCGCTATTAGTGCTGATAATGCTTCGTCTTTTTCTTTTTCAAGCTCATTGATTCTCTGACACAATAAATCTACAGTTTCTTTAATGACTTGAAAGCTTCCAATAGAATCTTCTTTTGCTTCAAGTTCTGGTAAAGTATTTTTTTTGCTTTTTCTTTAATATAAACAAACGTTGAGGCAGCATCAGAAAGAAGAGCATCAAAATTGTTTTTCAATTGTTGTTCGTTAATTTTCACTTTTCTTTTTGAATTTTTTTAACTAGTTTCTTTAATCCTCGTTCACCAAGTTTCAAAAAATTTGGATGGTTTGCAACTTTAGTTGCCAAGTATTTTCCGCCTTTTAGTTTTTTAGGTTCTCTGCTCATTTCCTCAATACTATTATTATTCGTAGGACAAGTCAAGATAAAACTATTATGTTTTTAAAAAAAAATTTATCTTATAATAAAAGTTTCAACGAAATTATCTTTGGTCACTAATACCTTCTGGATTGCGCTTCTCAAAAGCATCAACAATCTGCTCAATGTCGTCCTGGTTGTCAATGCGGTAATAATCTTTAAAATTTGGAGGTTGATAAATATAAGCAACAGTATGATAGACAGTATTTCCTTCCCAATCTTCATCAGTCAACGTTTCCAATGATACTTCAAAAGCTTTTGGATTTTTTAAGGCAGCTTCAAAATAATCAACACTATCTTCATGACTCTCATGAATTTTAGCATAAGCTTCTTCTAATAGTTGTTGGTCTTTGGATTTCATATTAACTATTTATCCAAAATAACATCACTCGTAGGACAAGTCAAGCCAATTCGTATCCTGTGGCATAACTTCTACTTTAACTTCTACTTCTTCGGACTTGTTGATAATATCATTAAGAACACCAGAACCATACATATGCATTCCGTAATTTTGTTTGTAGCATTTATAAACTGAACCAGAAAATCCTTCAAACAACCAAGAATTTTCAGCATCCGTTACTGCTTTAATTCCGCTATTCAGCTTCCAAGAATTAGAACCAGTATAGCCACCATACCAGCAACCGAATACTTTGTAAGTCAAAGGAACATTCTTTCCTTTAATCTTTACAACCACCCATTTGTCTGGTGTGTATTCACTCACAAAATGTGTCCTCTAAAAACATATCTCATTTCTGGTTGGTCAAGGGTATATTGTTTAAAAGAATTGTCTCCAACCACTCCTCTAGTTTGAATGGATGATACAACCATGAACAAGAGATATTTTTTACCTTTAAGGTAATCTTTGATGCCTTGTAAATTTTTACTAATTTTAGAAGAAGTCGTATTCAAAATTCCATTATGTTTGAATACAGGAGTAGTAATATAACCAGAAGCTTGCTTAATAATTTCATAATCAAAATTAAATGTACAACCTTCTCTATAAAATGTTTCATCTCCAATATTAATAGATTTAATTTTGTCAATCCATTCGTCAATTGATTCTGTATAACTAATATCTTTTTCTTCACTAGGAAGAAAAGATTTTTCGATGTTTTGCATTTCGTATGCAACTATTTCTTGTAATGTATCACTCATAGAATTTAAAATTTTTGAAATATCTTTTCTTTCTTTTGCAACTTCTTCTTGCAACGTATCGGTTATAGAGTTTAAAAATTTTGAAACATCTTCTCTTTCTTTAATTTGTGTTTCTATTTCTGTTTGTTTTTCTGGATACTTTTTGAGTAGCAAATTCTTAATATCTGGATGGTCTGCTAGAAAATCTATAACATCTCCCATTTGTTCGTAATTTTCTTTATTCATATTAAAAAATTTAAAATATTCTTTTTAGAATTCTAGCCGCTCTGGATTCAAGTTTTTTTTGTTTAATATCTTCTTGTTTAATGTCTTTAATTTCTTCTTTAATCTCTTCTTTCTCTACAATGTCTTCTCCAATCAAAACAATTCCGTTATAGACTAAATCGTGCTTTCCTACATTGAAATCTAGTTCTGTAATAATAGTGCAACTTGATATTTGTATTTTATTCCTAAATGAATCAAAACCACTAAGACCTTCAAGACCTTGCATCATACCGATACCACATTTAATTCTAATTACTTCCTTTTTTTCAATATGAAGAAGGTCAACAAAAAGTCTATTTAGCATTGATAAACAATAACCATTACTGAATCTAAAATCCTTTAGACAATAAAATTTATTCCAAGGAATAGCAAGTTTTTGAATTTCTATTTCTTTTAGTGTATCCATTTTCTTTTTCATATCGATAGGTTCAAATTTTAGTTTAAATAGTTGTCTATCAGAATTTAGGAAATATGCTTCTTTTTCTTCCGTATTGTATAGAAGTTGGTTAGGAAGTTGTTTATCAAGAAATTTAAAAAACAGCTTAGAAGTGCTACATCTCCTTAAAGTATATTCAAATGTATTATTAAGACAATCTGGATTGTATATAGAAAGCTCCTTGGTAAACTTTACATCTTTACAATTAAGTGTGTTTTTATTTTTCATTTTTAAATAGTGTTGTCAATTCCAAGTTCTCCATTTTATCAAACTTAAAAATTGTTCTTTAAATTTAGTAAAAATGTTCTTATTATACTCTTTTCCTAAATCATAAGCAATAGCAACAGCTTTCGTATAGTATTGTCTACGAAAATTATCATCCCACCTTTGAACAACTTCAACTCTAGATGATTGAACTAAATCGTCAATCAATGCTCTACAATCATAAGATAAATCACTATACCGAATGGTTTTCCAGCCATGTGGTTTTACAGAACTTCCACTCTTATAAAATACCATAGGATTGTCGTTTGGTTCTTTTGGATACTTTTCGTAAATATCGGATAAATCAATATTCATTTTCTTTTACATCAAACCAGCAAAGTTCATATACTAGATCGCCAGTTTCTTTTAACGTAACACCAGTTGAAGAAGATGCAACAGAAATATTTGTTACCGTGTATTCTTTTCCTTCTTCTAGTTTCTTGGCATTCTCAACTCTATCTATAAAGTAATGCCATTTTCCAGCTTTTTTGAAGATTATTTTATCTCCTTTTTTTGTATTTTTATAATCTGCTCTCATATTATGAAAATGTTAAATTGTATCTAAATCTTTCTCCACTAGAATCTTCTAAAACTAAGATCCAACTAGGAGGTTCTGTTTGTTGCATTTCAGTATAAACGCTCACAATATCAAAGTGACGTTGTGGTGATTCCTCTTCAATAATTGGGGAAACAATTGGCTTTACAGCTTTTACCTGCAGAGGTGGTCTGTAATTCATGTTACTTGTCGCTCACGTCTTTAATGGTTATTGTATCAAGACCTAACGAAAAAGGCTCTTTGTCATTGTAAGCAGGTGGAAATGCTGTATCCAAATCTGGCTCATATGAGCTCATATCTAGCATTGGACTGAACTCACCAAAATCTGTTGATAGTAACGTTTCAGCTGTTTTGTTAAACATTGTATCTTTTTGTACCATATCTTGGTATTTCTTTCTAAACGTTTGTAAGTAATGTTCGAAGTCATCAACCTCATCATAACAGTTGTAGATGTAATCAAAAAGAAATTCTTCTCCTTCCTTATTCATCTTTAAATCATGAGCAAGTTTATCAAAGTATGTTTTTTGTACTTCTTGAAGTTCGTTAATAAATGTTTTGACCTTGTATATAGCATCTTCGGGATGCATTCCGTCTGGTGTGTATGCTTCGTTATTCATAAAAGTTAGTTAGTTTTATTATCCTTTTCTACCCAATACTTCTCCGTTGATTCATCACAAGCCTTATATCCATCTTTTCTCGCTTGTTCGTAACATAGAGTTCTATACCAGCCACCTCTCTGACAAACTGTTCCGTGTTCTCCCGTTACTTCGCATGTTCTAGCAGAAGCAGCTTCCGCCTCACTGATAATGTCATCAACAATCCTATCTTCAATATCATTTGCTCCGTACACCCCCGTATAAAATCTAAGCGTGCCATATTTCTCTTTAATTTGATGTGCTATGACTTGAACCTCTCTACCATCTTTTGACCACATATCACATAGATATTGAAGCTTCTCCATGCATCTATCGAGAAGATCGTACCACCCGTCACCACACTCCATGCCCCAAGCCATGCATGTCTTCATCTTATCGCCTTTGTAATCACAGAGAATTTTTGGATATTTTTCTACAAGTTTAAGTTCAAGTTGCTCATTCATACAACTATAGTATTTTATCGTTCTGTGTAATCAACTATCAAAATCCATCAAAATTTTTGGGATTGCTGTACCAGCAGTTGCGCGAGTAATCCCAGTGTCTAGAATCATAAATGCGCAAGCTTATTTCACGACAGAACATACTCAATGTAAATAAAATACCTGCATGGTCCTCTTTATGACTTAATTTAAATTCAAAACAAAAGAGATGATAACCATCATAACAACCTTCAATTTCAAGATGTTTATATTTAGATATTCTTCTACAAAGAGAAAAGTACTTGTCCCACTTGTTTCCTTTTCTTAAGAAGTTAATGATAGAGAAATTAATGTACATAAATCAAATGTGCTGTATATGGTTATATATATTCTCCCATGTACCGAGATCGCTATAGCTGTCAATTTGTATCGCTTTTGCACCGTATAGCACTGTCTCTTTTATCAAAGGTTTACAAGAATCTACAGTATAAAATAGTTGAATAATATTAAACGCTTCATCAAAGATCTCTTTTTTAAACGCTAACGCACACCAGAAAGCATTGAAACGATCTACATTATACTGTGGCTTATCTTCATAATCTACTACCTTGTCATCAATAACATTAAGAGCTCCTCTTGCTGATAGTGCTGCTTGCGATGTTTCTTCTTTGTAGAGAAAAATAAAGCTTGATGCTGATAGCTCTGTACATATTGTGTTTTTTATATCGAACCCCGATTTAAATCGAAGAATAGTATCGGGTAAAAGTACTATATTATTTTTGCTAAAAAGATGTCTAGCACTTCTCACAGAACCTGGTACGTCAACTTCTGTAGGGTTGAAGTATGTAAATGAAATATTAAACTTATGTTTATATTTCCCGAGATACCTCACAAGGTCTGTTTTATTTTCATTAATTGTAACAACAAAATTTATATCATCTCTTGCATATGAAGAAAATAGATCAAACGAATAATCAATTAAACATTTATTTTTCTCAATAGAGAATAGTTCTTTTGAAAAAGGTAAATTGAGCCTTGTACCTGCACCAGCGCACGGTAGTATAACAGTCAGTTTTGTCACTATAATATATTATTATATTGAATAACGGGAAGTTCCATATAAATGTTCTTAATGGTTGATCCGAAATTAAAAGCATTTTATCTTAAAGATAAAATGTGGTCTAAGCAAATGCGTGACGTTTTTCACCATTTTAAACACTATGCAAATATAGAGTATGCCTTTTCAGGGGATGAAGTAATAGAGCACGCTTATCACATACACAATACACCTGATAACGTCTTTCGCCTTCTTGTAAAAATATTACCATCGATGATAGAGATGTGTAATAAAGAGCAGCTTAACATATTAGTTACAAATAATGATGCAAAAAACAGACCTTTAAAAGAATACGTAAAACTGTTAGATATACAGAATGTCAGGTACTACAATATTCAGGATATAAAATATATAGAGAATCTTGAATGGTTACCATTTAATAAGCTTGCTCCAGGTCCAGGGTGTGCACTTACTAAAGATGTTCTCGATAAATACAGACGTTTAATTACATATCCAAAAAAGCATAAAAAAATTGTCATAATACGCCGTAATAATCGAAGTATGCCTGATAATATTCTTCTCTTTCTTATAAAAAACGGGTACGAACCCTTTGCTCTTGAAGAGATGTCAGTGCGGGATCAGATAAATTTATTTGCAGGCGCGTCGCACGTCGTCGGTGTACAAGGCGCTGGTCTTGCGAATCTAATATACTGTGCACCAGGAACGAAATCACTCGAAATATCTGCAGGGTTCGATTTAAATCTTTATTCAAATCTCGTCAGCCACATTAACAATACATTACATTTTGATCAAAAAATTATTCACACACGAGTGGATCGAGATGAAATAGCAAATGACGAGACATATGCTACAAGGTATGATAAGATAAAGAGAAAATGTACTTTCTATGATATACCAGTAAAGCTAGATTTCAGGCGTTTTGTAGAAGCTTTTACAATATCACAACAATAATTTTTTACCGTCTTATAATGAGTGCTTCGAAGTTTAGAAGATCGTCTTTTTTAGCATCTTCATACTCACCATAGTACCGTGGTCTTTCATAGGGACCCGAAACTTTAATCAGATCTGCAGCTACCGGTGCTGCGTATCCGCCTTCATACCCATCAACTAGTACCAGCATCTCCGGATCCAGTGTTTTTAATCTCTCTATTAGTTCTTTTACTTTCATTTCTTTTTACGTTTCTCTTTTTTTACTGTTAATGGTTTCTCCACGCCAAGCGTCTTGTTCATTAACAATTCTACATCATCAATTGTAACACCCATACACTCTGTAATCCCTATAATATAATCAATTACGTCTTTATATAAATCATATACAAACGCATCATCTTCTATATATCTTCGAAATTCATTAGAATCGACGAGTGTACGAAGAGCTTTAGAATGTTTATAAATTTGCCCTATATGCGATGTAAAGATATCTATGAGTTGATTGCCTGAAGATGCTTTGTGTTCTTTCATTGTTTTAATAAATAATTATATGGAAAAAAATAAAGAAAAAATTATTGATTTTATTGCTAAGTATCCAAAATTTACAATATTTCTTGGTGGTTTTATTTCTGGTTATCTTGTGAGAGCTTTATTCTAATTTATAAGGTTCTTCTACTACAACATAATAGCTCCCTGCTACTTCTGATACTTTAGTGGTACTTCCTTTTGGGAGCGGTTCTTTCTTAAAAGACCTATCAACAATTTTCCAAACTTGTTCGAAGTTCTTTTCTTTCATTGCCTTTTCAATCGATGCTTGGTTTCTCTGCGGTATCCTAAATACCATCATTGGCGACCAGTAGCCATTATGATCTCCTTTAATCTTAGGAATCGGTATATCGCTAAATTGTATAGCTCCATCACCTGAAACGTCGCAAATTTTTCTAATTCCGTTATTTCTTTTATAGTGCTGATATTGTTCAATTGTTTTCTTAATTTCCCATGCAACTGTTCCATCTCTCAATTTTTCTTGACCAACACCATAATATGCGTTTCTATTTTTCATTAACTCATCGTCTTTATGAAAAACGACAGTCCTAACAAAACTCTCTATAACCTCACCATCATTATAAGTAAGGCCTTTATCCCAAAACGCAGCATCCATTGCAAATTTAATTTGACCGGAACGAAGACGACTATAAACTTCTAATGCAGTAGTCAGAGTTGATAAATGTCTTTCATCAAACTCTATTGAAACTTTGTTAGATATCGGTTTTTTCTTTTTCATGTGCAATATCGAATGTTGCGTTCTTGTATACTTTAATTTGATCGGATCGGAAGTGAAGTACTTTACCACCGTCCTCGAGAGCAATAGTCCATATATCATTCTCAAACGTTCCACTATTGGTAACGTATATAGCGTACCCACTGCCCATAGATGTTACTACTGGCAAAGGCGATCTAAATTCGAGCATATTACTCATTCTATCTTATATATAAATATACGTATTCTATCAAGACACCTCGACACCGATAGTAAGATACGACTTAACCACCAGCAGCACCATGACCATCCTGAATATTTTTTCACAATACGTAGTACTCTCTTAAACCCACTCTGTTCTTTTTGCATTCGTTCGATAATATCTCTGGCATTATTTTTATATTTGCCAAATTCAACGAGCGAGATTTTATCGAGTTTACCATATGTATAGAAAGCATCGTAGTCGATAAAAAAGTCATTGTCTTCATCAAATTTTTCGTAACAATAAAAGCGTACGGTACCATGAAAATTATCTTGCGGTATAAGCTCTTGCTTTTTAATAACTACATCCTTAAAAAGTTGCCAAGTTTTTGGTTTATGTTTTTTTCTCTCTTCGTCAGTCCATGCAATATATTCACGCTCTATTACATTTTCAAACAGCGAGCCATCCTCTTCGATAACATACTCTGATAGACAATTATCAAAGCTCTTTGTTTGATATTCTATCTCTTTCCAATTAATATCTAAATGCTTTACTTCTTCAGGCAATGGTAAATCTCTTTTTACTTTTATTGAATCATACATTCCCATAATATTATATATCTGTTAGTTGGTTAAGCGCTCTCCCGAGTGCGATTTGATTACCCATCTTACGGTTCCATGTTTCTTTTTCCGAGCATCTCGCAGCACCTGTAACAGTATTACCTTCTGGTGTTGTTATGTTAATGACAGTAACCCCGCCCTTTGGAAGAAAAACACGAACACTACCATTAATTCTTTGCTGATATACTACAGGTCGATCATGTAATACTTGTACACGGTATCCTTTTTTGCGTAATTGAGCAATAGAGTAGTTCATAAGATAATAATACCTACAATAATAAAGAGTGCAATAATAAATGTACACACAATCCATTTAGGATGGAAGACATAAACTCCTATTAAAAAGCTTATCAAAGGTTCAATGAGTTTCATAGTTTAAAAAAACTTTAACTTTTGTCCAGCTGTCAATTTATTAACATCAGTTATATTGTTAAGTCGCTGTAGTTTAACAGGGTTAAGTTTATATTTCTTTACAATACTATAAAATGTATCGCCCGGCATAACAACATATTCTTTCGTAAGAACGTTCGCTGTCTTAACCTGCGACACTTTTACATGCGGCCAATTATCAGCATTTGTCTGTCTTGGGGTAGGTGTAAGCGCAGGTGTCGATACCGGTGTAGGTGTCGGTGTTGCCTCCGGCACTCCAACGTATACTGGTGCCGGCTCTTCTAAAGCCTTTCTATCCTCTTCGACTTGCTGCTTCTTACTTTCTTTTGCTCTTGAAGCAATCACAGGTGATGCAGCAAAGCCTACCCCTATGAGAGCATGGATTGCAAGCACGACCCAAAATGCTGACTTAAAGCTAATAGACGTTGGTTTAAGCTCTTCTGGGATTTCTGGAACTCTGTGCGGTTTCATATTAGTTAGCGTAGTATGCTGCTTGCATTTTTTTGTAAATTTTTCTTGTAATCTCTTTACCAAGATCGGTAACTGTTGGCTCTTCTTCGACAACATATAGCGACCTTACCGGTACAGCTCGCGGTATTATATTGACAGGCGTATATTGCGGTACCATTGCCGGTCTATACTCACCAACACTATAATAGTTAATGGTGTGTTTGACTTTGCTGCCTGTAGTGCAGCCCGTTAATGAAAGCAACGCTACTGCTGTTGCTATTTTTATTACTTTCATAATACCGAAGAATAGTTGATTAAAATTGAAACGGCAAGACTTTTTTTAAAAAAAAATCACTCTCACGGAGACTCGAACTCCGAAATACGGGTTGATTTTTTATTAAATAATTTTATATGAGACACAGCAATTTTAACAGACCACGCGAGTACTGTGAAAAGGTTTGCCCTGCGTGTATGAATGTATTTAAAGTTTCAAAACATTTAAATTATAAATACCAAAAACAGTTTTGCAATAGCTCATGCAGCGCATCATTTAATAATAAGAAACGAATCGTTACTGATAAACATAAACAAAGAATAAGCGCTACTGCAAAAAAAAGATTTGAAATGATGGGCCCGTGGGGCGCGTTAAATGATGTAACGCCTATTACTAAGAGGCAGTGTGTCAAGTGTGGAATAGCATTTCTCCCGCCGAAGAATTTTAAAAAGAGAAAAACATGCTCAAAGGAGTGTTATTTGCGGTATAAGCGTGAGAATATGCCTACAGGGAAAGGCGGTTACCGCCAGGGATCAGGTAGAAGTAAGCACGGGTTTTATAAAGGAATTTATTGCGGTTCAACATATGAGTTATGTTGGGTCATTTATAACCTAGATCACAACATAAAATTTACGAGATTCCCGACATTTCTTGAAGGAAATGGTATAAAATATTACCCCGATTTTTTACTTGATGATAAGCAAACCATCGTTGAAACAAAGGGATATGAGTCAGATGCAACAGTATGTAAAAAGACAAAGTTAGCAGAATCATACGGGTATAAAGTAGTGGTATTGAGAAAGCAAGACCTAGAACCAGTTTTTAATTATGTAAAAAAAACGTATGGTACCAGTAAATACCATACGTTATATGATACATAACCGTTACACTACGAGAGCATAATGTTATTTATTGTATTTGTAAAATTGCTGATAATGCTGGGCATCGAAGTAATCACCAATTTTATATCGCACCCATACATCTTTCTCTATTGTAATTTCCGTCAGCCCCTCATTACTATCTTCTACGATAAGCGTATACCACTGTAAAGGCCAAAACCCCCATTTGTCTTTATGTACTATTTTCATTTAAAGATTGTTCTCTATTAATTTAAACCATTGTTGTTTAGTAATTTCTTTATTATCTAAGATAGCAAAAGCATAGCTAGAATTTTCATTATAGTTTCTCTTTATCATTACTGCTTGTTCTTTTCTAGTTTCTACTTTTCTTATATCGTGCACCATTTCAAGTATATTATCTATATATTTTTTTGCCTTGCTACCAGCTTCACATATTTTTTCTATTTCGCTTTTTAATTGAACAGCTATCTCATAATCAAATTCTGTCTCAATTACTACATAAAAGTCTTCTACAGAAGGCATTCCTTTCTCAACATAGAATTCGATAAGATTGTTAGTTGAATTGAGCTGTGACTTGACCCGATGAATAAAACAATACCAATCTGATTTTAATTTAATTCTGTTTTGATTGTTATTGTATGATACAACAATCCCTTCCTTACCTTTCCAATTCTTTATGTGTTGTACAATTTCAGAAAGCTTTGTTGTGCTACTGAAAGTAAAGGTTTGAGGAGTTTGTATTGGTCCTACCTGTCGCCAAATATCAGTCATTTCAGAAAACGAAACAACGGACATGCTGTCTTTGTTTATTGCTCCTAGCAAATAGAAGTCTACTTCTTTTGGTCTTACAACTATTACGTTGTTGGGAGTAACAAGTTCAAAAAGAAGAGTTATGTGTGGATTCTCTTTTAAAAATTCAACAACCTTTGGATACTTTTGTGGCAATAACTCAAAGTCTGGTGCATTGTTTTGAGTCGCATATGTAACCGTGCCTCTTGTTCTCATAGAGAACTGATTGTTTATATAATCACAAATTACAAGAGTACCATCTACTTTGTCAACAAAACGCCAATCATTGTAGTCGTCTAAGCTTGGATAACATTCTGGCTTTTCTCCATAGTTAAAAAACTTTGGCCATCCAGAAGACAACACGGTTCCTTCCTTATCTACAATCAATGAACGGAAGAATAAATTATCATTGCTCCATTTTGCATCCATCTGTGGTGTTATCAAATAACAATCGATACCACAAAAAGTATTTGGGACTATATTAAAATAACTTTCTTCTATTGGAAGACGCACTTTCATTTAGAATCCCATTCTTGACGTCTTGAAATCTGAAGAAGATGGCTTTAAATCAAGCAAATCACGGATACGCTTGATAGATTTCTCAAATGGATTACCAAGACACTTAACAGAAATCACAAGCTCGGTCATAGCTGCGAACGTAAAGTTATCTGTTGCATCAACCCACTTTTTCGCTTCAGCATCACTAATCTTAAGCTTCTGTGTGAAGTAAAATAAACGCATATCCGGCTCCGGGTAACTAATCTTTACAACGCGGTCAAAACGACGAGGTCTACCAATAAGGCGTTTATCAAGCTTCTCCGGGTAATTAGTAGTAGCAATATTGAGCACATGATCAATAGAGTCTTCACCATCAAGAAGAGTCAGAAGATGTGAGTCACCAAACCTATCAACAATAGCATCGATGTCCTCAAACAGACATACAATATCGCGATTTGGCTCAATCCTTGAAAAATACTTTAACCCTTCCTGAACTGTAGACGGATGAGTATCACAAATAAACACGATACCGCCATTAGCTACAATCTTTTGTGTTATCTGCTTTATAAGAACCGTCTTCCCGGTTCCAGGAGGACCATAGAACATATAGCCACGTCTCTGTAAATATCCGTGCTCTTCAAATATGCTACGCTTTTTCCAAAAGTTCTGGATTTCACCGATGACATCCTCAATTAATTCATCCCTAAATGTTAGCCATTCGTCAGATTTTATCGGGGAAGGCTCAAAGAGCGGGATTCCGGTATCTGTTTTATGTATTTTATATACACCAGGACTTAGTCTCTTTACTGTTTTACCGCATGGTAGAAAAGCGTCGCCGTGTTGTGAGTATTGGATATACTTTGTATTATGTCGAGCAAGATCATCTTTTTTTGCGCTTTCACTAGACCCTTCACCTGACATTTCACGCTCAAAAGCATCCTCTTCATCCTCATCCTGTTCATACATATACGACTCTCTGTCTGTACCAAAATCATCTAATGTACTATCGTCTTTTTTTGCTCTAAACATATTAACAAATATTATACTATAAAAAAAATATTATACAACTTTAAAGTCACACAGACATCCACATCTCATTGATACCGAGAAGTTTATGTTTACAATCATTTATTTCTTCTGTCCAGCTTGAATGAAAGTGACCGTAGAGATGTAAAGATGGCTTGCAAAGCTTAAAAATTTCATCCATTACGGCACGCTCGTCGTTTAAATCTTCTATTAAATATGCATCTTCTCTGGCCCAGCCATACACTATCTCATTAAATTGCTGAGGAAAACACCAAGAAGGAGCCGTATGAGTAACTAGAATATTAACTTTTTGACATGCTTCTTTATTAAAGACTACACCCTCATTAGCCCAGTACGAAACATTTTCTTTTCTTCCGGTTCTATCAACAGAAACGGCGCCACCGATAAATAGAATTATTTGTTCACCGTATTTTGCAACAGTATAATCTTCGATCAATTCAAAATTATCCAGGTGAATTCTATTTTTTTCAGTGAAAAAATACGGGTTGTCGTGATTCCCGCGGATACCATAAAAGCTTATATTTTTTTCTTTAAAAGAATTATTAAGTTTTTCTGAAAGTGAATACTCGTATTCTTTTTTGTATTTAAACCCTATTCCTAAATCCCCTACAGAGATGATATTACAATTATTTATTTTATTTTTATCAATCAAATAAAATAATTCATTCCAATTTCCGTGGTGATCACCTAAGAATAGTATCGGCTTTTCAGCATCGAGAATAAGCATTCAGATATTATATACTATTCGTTCTGGAATTCAACAAGATCACCTTTGAGTTTGAGACCTGCAATGTTCTCAGTGTCGAGAATAAAGTTGCGGATTTTTGTAGATTTGAATCCAAGCTTCTTTTTGAGGTCTTCTTTAGCCTTGGTAAGTTCACCAACCGGTCCTTTTTTCGGGGTAACCGCTGGTGTGATTTCCTCGAATTTAACAGGAAAACCGAAAATATGAATTTTGTCGTTCGATGTATTCACCATGACACCATGTCCGAGCTTCGTATACGGCTGTTGTGCTACTTTACGCTCTTTTGGATTAAGGATAGCTTCTTTAGCTTGCGCTTCAAGATCAGTTTCAGGCTGATAATCCCGAAGTTTCTGCATATCTTCTTCTTTAGCACGCTTATAGTCAACGTTGAAATTGACTGTAAAGAAACCCGAACCACCGGTAGTTTTTGATTTATAATAAAAAGAACCGAACGTTGCACCTTTGCTCAGATAGTCTTTCAAGAGCGCAATGAGGTCTTGTGTATTAGTGCCTTGCTGAATATTGCCTTGCTGCTGCCCATCTTGAGGTTGCTGTGAAGCGTCATCTTCGTTGATGTTGATGTATTTGTTGACGAGTTGATCGAATGTGGTGTTCATATTTTTATTTATATTAAAAATATCCGGAACGTGCAACTATTTTTAACTGACTTTTAAGGTTTTTCCGAGTGTCGATACTGCAGCTTTTTTATTCGAGATAATAACCGTCTCAACTGCAAAATTGATATCGTTATAATTTACAATGGAGAATGCATTCTGCCAGTTTGCAGCTGAAGCATATAGCGGCTTCAGATTACACGCACAACCATTTTCATATACGCGTATAATCCGTTCTTCTTGTGTACCGATGGAAGGGATACGCTGCGTTGTCATACCGACACGATGTGTATGATTGCACATAATAGAAGTAAACCATTTCTCAAAAAGACCACGAGCAGAGTATCCACCATGCCGACGAACAACGTCACCGTGCATGACAATAAACCCAGGCACTACTTCAACGTAGTCAACAAGTTCAACTCTACTCCACGAGGCATGTGGCAAAAAGACATTATTATATGACAAGCTGTCTCTCACCTCCGGTATATCTGCAATCTCTCCGATCCTATCACTCAGATACCTCCACCATCTTCCCTCTGTACCATCTCCTGAGTGATTAGAATTAGTTTCATAAATCTTTGCTTGATACGGTGCAGTAATGTCATGAAGCTGTTTGAGAAACTTATGATATGCTTCACGCTCTCTGAGTAGAGAATGTGTATGACGGACATCTTTTGGATACCGACTAACAGCAAACATATCGAGAGTATCGCCATTCAAAATAACAGTAGAGGGCTTTATCTCTTTTACAGTCTGAAGAAAGATATCCAATACATCCCAGTCTTCAGTACCAAAGTGAGCATCACCTAAAACAAGTGCGTACTTGTTAGATGCTTCGCGAACAGCAGGCATTGGTGGAGCATCATAGTGAATTGGTGCAAGCTGCTGAATGAAGTCCTTCAAATCTTCAATATCATCTTCGCTTGCGCTATTGAGTGGCTTAATGTAAGGGGTAGGTGGAATATACCCTACACTGTCCTCCCGCTCTTCAATATCAGCATGCATACGCGCTGGCCTACGTCTATCCATAACCCAATCCCAGACTGTTGAAGGTTTAGATTCGAGAGCTTCAGCTATTTCTTTATAGCTGCATCCCGCGCGACGTAATTCTTTAGCTTGTTGTACTTTTCCTGCTGTATGGTTTGTCATATATTTAAAGTGATATTATTTTATAATTACAGGTAATCAACTTTTTATTATACCTACTACCGTGAAAAAGGCAGCGTATGTAATAATAATTGTTAAAAACAGAAACACTAGCCAGCTAGCTGCTTCTATGAATAATGGAGTTTTATTTTCTTTATCGGGGTTATTTTTCATTTTAATGTGAAAGTGGTGGGCAGTACTGGACTCGAACCAGTGAACTCCGAAGAGGGAAGATTTACAGTCTTCTGTAATTGCCGCTATACGAACTACCCAAATTGGTAGCAGAGGCGGGATTTGAACCCGCGAGGCCGAAAGGCGGGAGGTTATGAGCCTCCTGAGATACCAGACTTCTCACACTCTGCAGTTTATATACGTTATATTAATGGCTGTCGTAATGGTAATCAAGTTTATTTTCGTGAAATAAATTTACAGCATCCTCATTAGCCATTCTTTCAAGCTCTTCTATGTCTAACTTATCCTTCTTACATCCAGCTATTATTAAAACACTAAAAAGAAACACACACAATATAAATTTCATAGTTTTCTAAAACAAAATCCTCTCTTTCCTTCACATCCTGCAGGATCAACAATGAACATGGTTATTGTTTTTCTTGGGTATAGCGTTGGATCAACAGAATGCCAGGATATATCACTCTTACAAAACATTGTCGCTCTGTTACCTTGCGCTTGTATTTTTTTAATTTCAGTAAAACTGAGATCAGAATTTTGAACGAGTATATCGGTACCAGGCATTGGCAGATATTGTACCTGTCCATCGATCACGCGAAGAGGTGTCTCCAATATCGGTAGATATACAACTATAGAAACTATCTTAGACGGGTGATCGGTGTGCGGTGTCAGCGCCTGACGGTTATCATTCGGTAAATCCCAGCAATAATCACACATCCATCCTAACTCACTATTCACAGTAATATTAAATTTTTTTAAAATAACCTCTGCTAAATCTAATGTAAACAGTTGTGAGAATGTGTCATATATGTCTTTCGCTTCTTTTTTTGTATTACGGGTTTCTGTATTAAACACGCTCTTTATGTAGCGAAAATCTCTCTTCATTAAATCATGAAACCCGATATCATCATAATCTGGAAAATATCTATTAAGTTGACGAAAGAAATCTTTAGGAAAGAAATTATCAATAACTGTGTGTTGAAAAGGGAAATGGTCAATGCATGTTGCATTAATTTTGCGTATTACATCATCACGCACCTCTCTAGCTTCAAAAATTGGCATATATGATTAACTTACTTCTCAATATACTTAAAAGCTAGATTATTTTCTTTGAAAAATTTCTTTGCTTGCTCCATCATCTCTTGTGAAAGACTTACTAATTTAAGTTGATATTCACGACGTAGCTCTGGATTCTTACTTAAGACCTCAAAAAATTCATATCTATGTGATAGAGGAGCTGGTAGCGGTAATTCTTTATACTTTAAATAATTCTCCGGTGGTGTTGTTGCAAATGCTTCTATGCTTTTTAAAAATGTTTCTAATTTTATCGTATAATACCGAATCACGTTTTCAGCTTTACCTTTTTTAATTTCGTTACTAATATTTGTTAAATGCTCGTTAAAGGTTTCACGTATTTGTGCTACGAGGCCACCAATGGTTGCCTCTCTCTCCATGGGTTCGCTGTAATATGCTGTTTTCCTTTTCGGTCCAAATCTTTTCGCAGTTACGGCGCGTGAGTACGCTGTAGACATTTTTTTATAATGCTGTACAGCATGGATTGTTTCATGTGTTATAGTTTCATGAATATACTTTGGAGATTCATATTTTAAATTTTCGTGGTATAGATAAATTTCATTATCATCATCAAAATATACACCACCATCGCTACCCTGACTATTAAAGATTACAAACACATTAACGTCACGCTTTTCATTTGAAGATCTATCTCTAATTTTTATGGCACCGAGAAAATCATATCTCGGTTTTACTGTTTTAGAGATAGGTGCAATATTGAGTTTACCGTAGAGAGATGTGCTAAGAGGTTCAGTAGTTTTCTTAATCTCTTCCGGTGTCATTCTTTGCATTTTATTGACGTATTTGGATGTTAAGGCATCAACCTGTTTTTGCTCTGTTTTATTAAGGGCAAACACACGCTTCTCAACAAAAAATTCTTTAAATTTCATCTATTAATATTTAGTTATTTGTTAAAGTTTATAAATATATTTACGATATGCGGAACTTCAAGAATTACTTTTTTACCGAAAATGTTTATCTCGATAAAGCTACCGGTAAACTCGTCTACAAATTACCCTTAGATCAAAATAAAAAGCTCGGTGAAACTGACGAAAAAGAACAACTCGTAGCAAAAGAAGTAATGCTTTATACAACGATTCGCGGTCAAATGTCGACTTTTGTACCTTCTAAAAATAACAAGCTCTTTATTGGGTATGATGTTTTTACAACAAAAGAAGCAAATGGAAAAGATATCCGTAATAGCGTTTATGCCACAGTAAAAGGCACTGCCAATGCATTAAGAGGGCAAGGGTATGAAAAAGATTTTCAGGCAATGCCAGAAAATGATTATAATATGTTAATAGAGAGAGCTGTTGATGCATTTGTTAGCAAGGAAAATACACCTTATGATTTTATTTTCTACCCTTCAAGTCGTTCATCACACGCTCGAGATATAGCGAATTTAATTAATACAAAGTTAAAACAAAAACTATCCACAGGTGTTCTCGGGCAGCGTGCACAAAATACCGCGGTGCAAGAAATACCAAAAAAGCCAATAACACTAGAGTCTATAAAAGAAGTTGTACAAATTGAAAAGCTCGTAAATAGCGTTCTTACTGGTATAGAGAGTCATGCCGGCGTAAAGCTATCTAGTAATTCAAAAAATGAAGTTAAGGATCTCTTAACAAAAACACTCGTTGACTTTCTTTCAAACAAAGTTAGTAAGTTTACAGCTGACGATAAATTTTCTACCTCTTCACATTTAAAGCCTGTATTGAATAGCGCAATATTTGATAGTGCTATTCAGCTATTGAATGAGCCGGGTATCATACCGGAACTCGAGGGTAAAATTACAAACTACTCTGTAGGTGGCCATCTTGATAGCTTTTGTGACTCACACCTTGAATTAGCCGATCTTAAGACACAACTCAGTCAGTACGATAAAGAAGGTAAGAAAAGAGCGTGGATTGGTAAAACACGTATTCTTATTGTTGATGATAATATCAACAGCGGTGATATGTACAAACAATTTGCTCCGTTAGGTGATATGCTGCGTAATTGTGACTTTTTCTTTCTTATGAAAGATATGAAATACAAGATTTAATCTGCTTGTTGAAGTAGCTCTTGTATTTCTCTATCTATTTCTTCTAACTCTTTTTCAATATCGAGCATCTCTTTCAAAAGTACTTCACATTCCTTAGGGTACTTTTTATAAACATCGAGAACATCGTCTATATTATTCTTATTACGCTCTTTCATATCATCGAGCTCTTGCATTTCTTTATAGATATTCATCGGATAACTTTCATTCCTCCTGTTTCAAGATTGGTTACTCTGTACATTGTATCGGTGTGCGGATAGTATTTGCTATATTTAGCATGATATGCTTTAACTTCTTCCCTTGTTTTAAAAGGTGATAGCATCACCTCATACCATGTCATGTTACCTTCTTTTCTTTCTAGTTTGTACATATTAGTCTTTATAGTTTCTATTGATTAGTTTGAACTCCATAGGTCGACGTGACTCAAACGATCTGAGATATGAAGATGGTCTCACCACAATACCTTCTCCAATTTCACCGCTATCATATCTTTGTTTATCTGCCAACTCTTGAAGTTTCTGTAATGGATTTTCCCATATTTTCACTGTAGATGCAACTTCTAATTTAGAAATTAAAGGAACAACATCACATTGAAGTTCATTTTTACAGAAATCTGCCATCATATCATATGTCATATATGCACGGTCTACTTTTATTTGAAATACAAATATTTTAATACCATTAAGTTTCAAACGATTTTTCTGAATCCCATTCCCGCACATTTCACCCTGGATAACACCTGACCACCCGGTAGGTATTTTCAGTTGTTTAGCACACTTCCAGAAAGTCGAATTTTCTGTATTTTTCTTTGCCAGGTTTCTGCTACAAACCTGCTTTATTTCTCCATTTTCTACTACAATGGTTATGCTGCTACCATCTAATTTTTGTGTAATCGTAATAGTAGGATCATGCTCTAGAACTTTTCTGACCATTGCCGGGTCATTAAGCCCGTTATCTTCATCAGTTTTTGATGCAAGATGAGTAGGAAAATCACCTTCATTTTCTCCAGAAAGATTAGCAGGAATTTCTTTTACATATTTTTTAATACCGAGCAATGTTGTTAAATCTTCTCCAACAACAGTAGTTTCTGTAAATTGATTGGGAAACTCGCTTAACGAGATAACCAGACCAGAACTATACTCTCCGCGCAATTTTATATTTTTGATTCTAATTGGTTTGTCAGGATTATTCTTATCTGCTAGAAAGTCTGACCAGTGATACCTGGGAACAATAGTGTCAATTGTAACAAAAACAACCTTGTCTCCTTCTTTATGGATGCCTTTTTTTACTACCGTTTGCCAACCCAAGACTTCTGCAATTTCTAAAGAGTCTGCATTAGGGTGTTCTTTAATGTTTTTGATAACTTCTATTGATGCTAATTTCTTCATATTCTCCTTTATTGTTTGTTGAATATATTTTTTTAAATAAAAAATACCGTAAAAGATTATCACAGCTCATACACG